GCAGGTGAGCTTGTTAATACAGACGGCACACAAACACTTACTAATAAAACGCTTGGCACAGGGTGCTCATTTGATCCAAGTGCATTGCCACTTACGCCACCATCTAAAGGCGGTACTGGTGTAGCAAACAATGATCTTTCTACACTGACAATTGCTGGAAGCTTTCCAGTAAGTTTTACAATTTCAAACTCAACAGCTTTGACTCTTCCTAATGTTGGAACTTTGGCAACACTTGCTGGATCTGAAAATCTTTTAAACAAAAGCATTTCAAGTACGGCCGGTTTAAATGGAGCTTTGAAACTTCCATTAGGAACAACAGCCGAAAGACCTACAAGTCCTGTGGTAACCGAAGGGATGATTCGGTACAACACAGATTTGTCTTCGTTTGAAGGAAGATCTGGTGGAGTTTGGTCTTCTATCGGCGGCGGTGGAACTACTGACAGAATTACTCAAGTAGGCCACGGATTTAATGTTGGCGATGTTCTTTATCTAAATGGATCTACATATACTAAAGCAATTGCAACATCTGCGGCTGCGGCTGAAGTTGTAGGTGTTGTAAGTAGAAATATAGACACTGACACATTTGAGATTACTCTGTCTGGAGAAGTTACAGGTCTAACCGGATTGACAGCGGGAGAAGTTTACTTCTTATCTGCCGCGACCGCTGGTCTTCTTACAACTACAGAACCGACAGTAGTTGGACAAGTTAGCGTTCCGGTTGGCGTGGCATCAAGCGCAACAAGCCTGTATGTAGCTCCTAAGCGCGGATCTGTTGTCGGATCTTCTAATGCTAGAACACAGATTGCTCTAGCAAATAACGCTACAACAACGGTTCAAAACATCGCAGCATATGACGCTGGTGAATTGACTGGCTGGGTATCCATTACAGCCACTACGCCACTTCGTTTCTATGTAGCAGCACAGTTCAGTAAAAATGGAGCGTCAAATAATTTCAATGTCAGTTATCAGGTCTCTGGAGACACACCGCCTACAGGATTTGTTGTAACAGCAACAGCGGCAGGTTTGCTGCAAATAACATTGCCAAGCATTACTGGCTTTGCATCAGCAAGTATTAACTATGCTCTTAATGCTCCGGCTATTGGAACAAGTTTTCCGCTGACTATTTCAGCAAGAAATGTTGTTGGTGACACTAGCGGTACTGCGGTTCCAACTGGGTATGTTGGTGAAAAAATATCAGCAAGTCCAGCTTCACCAACATCGGCTGCGGCATCAAATTCTTGGGCAAATTTATGCTCAATAACACTTACTCCTGGAGTTTGGTTAATAAATGGAACCGCTGTTTTTACAGCTATCGGAGCAACATATACAAGAGTTGGTTCAGGAATTTCTTTAACATCTGGAAATATAGATATTTCAACAAATTCAGCAATTGCGATTATAGATTCAAGTCAATCAACGGCAAATACTTATGTAAACTGCGGTCAAAGATATTTAAGCGTTTCAGCAAATACGACAGTTTATTTGGTTGGTTTAGCTGTTTATTCAGTTATTGGAACATCAACATGGAATGCTGTTTCAAATTTACAGGCCGTAAGAATTGCTTAATAATAAAGGAGATTTAAATGTCAAATAGCGCACTAGGTAGTCAATCAATCGCACTGCTTACTTTACCTGCTGGAACATTAATTGATTACGCTGGAACAGTAGAACCTAGCGGATGGCTACTTTGTGACGGACGCGCTGTAAGCAGAACTGATTACGCGTCTTTATTTGCATCAATTGGAACAGCTTACGGAACTGGAGACGGATCTACTACATTTAATATTCCAGACTTCCGTGGAAGATTTGCCAGATATATGGACAATATGGGCACAGCTCAAGGTGCTGCTAGTAGGGATACTGGACGTGTGCGTGGTGCTGCTCAAACTGATGCCATGCAAGGACATTATCACGCACAAACAAATGATAATTTAGTTGTTAGAGGCGTTATTGGAGGTGCTGGATCATCTTCAGTTTCTTTGTTTGGCTCAACACCACAGGCTGTTGGTTATACTCAAGCAGTACAAGCGGCTACAACTGATGGAACAAACGGTGCTCCAAGAACGGCCGCCGAAACCCGTCCTATCAACCTTTCATGCAACAAGCTGATTAAGATTTAAGGAGCAAACATGACACAAAAAGCATTATTACAATCAGCGGGTGATGGCACAGCAATTCCGGCTGGATATGTTGGGGAAACATTATCAAACACATCAACAACAACTATTACCACTTCGTTTCAAAATTTAGTTTCTTTAACTTTAAATCAAGGTTATTGGCTTGTTTTTGGATATGTATCTGCTGGATCAAGTTCTAATTGTAATTTGCAAGCTAGAATGGCTGTATCAGGTTCACAAGTTGGTTTTTCTCCAAGCGCAACTATTGTTGCGGGTCTGTTTGGACAAGTTTCTTTAAGCAGACCAATTTTAATAACATCGGCGGCAACTCCTGTAACAATTCAAGGTCAAATTAGCGCAGGAACAGGAACAGCCGGAGCTTATGAATTATTTGCCGTAAGAATCGCCTAATGCTAAAACTATTCTTTATAATTTTAGCCTTAACCTCATGTCAAAAGCGTGAGCCTAAAAAGCCGCAGCAAGTTAATGAAGCTGTTGTGGCGAAGGCTGAATTGTACAAAAGAATTCACACCGGATGGGCGCATCAGGCTGGGTGCGATTCTCTTGGCTTTACTTCTCTTTGCAAGATTTCAGGTGGATGCTCAGAAGCAGATATTTATAAGGCTGAAGGTGAGCCTGGCCGCTGGTATCGAAATGAATCGCATCAATGTTATGACTTAGGCCAATCAAAGTCTGATATCAGCAAAGATATGTTTATTATGCTGTGGCCTTATTTGTATCTTAAAGGCGACAAGATTGCATTACGAAGCATTTGGGACTATGGCCAAGCAAATGGTTGGGTAATGGGAAGAGGCCCGCTGTCACGAACCTACATAGTTCCACCGCTTGTTTTGGTGTTACAGGAAATGATTTTAAGGTTATCTGTACTGCCAGAAGCAGTACCAAACCAAGAGAAGAAAGCAGGCTATGAGAAGCATCTAGATGTGCTGGCTATCTTTACCCGTGGCATCATGCGTGGCGGTATATCAGATGCTGATTATGAGCTGCTTAGAATCTACCAAAACGAAAGCCATAACAATGCTTTAGTCAAAGCTCTGTACCATAAATATAAAGACGGCAACCAAGATGAGACTATAGCTATTTTATTAGATGAGAAACTATTTCCGTCTGACAGATTACCTACCGCGAAAGATCGCTGTGAAGAGTATCTTTGGCAACGTGATCCTGGCTCAGACTGGCAGCCTTGTGATTCAGATAAAACACACGATGGTGTAGACTATTTATTTGCGGCTTATGTCGCCGGACAGATTTAGGAGACATTATGAGCATTACTTTATCATACGGATATAAGAAGCCTCAGACAGGCGATAAAGGCTCCAGTTGGTTTCCGGACTTAGAGCATGACATTCAACAATTGAATGATCACACGCATAACGGCGTTACAAGCGCAAAGATACCAACAACAAACATAGGCGTTGTAAAACAAACGCTGGCTGGCCCTTGGGTTGAAGATGTTCCAAGCACCAGATGGTATCAAGAACTTACTTTGCCAAACGATGCTAACTACGCAGACGTTGTAATTGTCGTAAAAAGCGCGGCTGGTGATCAGCTATTATTAGATGTTAAGGCTGGGTCTACAGCTAAGAAATATAAAGTATACACAAATGATCAGGGTTTGACTAACGCCGTCGCTCACATATTGGTGTAATCATGGTAGAGAAAATCGAATTAGAAGACTTCTCTGGTGGTGTTACTGATTATTATTTGTCTGCGCCGCCAAACAAGATGCGCGAATGTGACAACTTGTTGATCAATCAATATCAGAATCAAGGAAAAGTATTTACTAGGCCAGGATCTGTTTTGTATGACAAGACCGCAGCTAGGCCAGACGCTAATAGGGCTACTACTTGTTTTTATTACAAAGACAAACTTTATGTTCAAGTAGCCTCAAAGATTTTTTATTATAAAACAACAACTGTTATGGCGACTGCATTAGTTGCTGGTGAAATTTATGAGATTAAAACTTTAGGAAACACAAACTTTGTTTTGGTTGGCGCAAAAACAAATGAGGTTGGTGTTTATTTTACGGCAAGCGGCCCTGCGTTAGGAACAGGAAGTGTAAGAAAAGGCGTGTGGCAAGAGATCGCCGGAAGAAGCGGAAATAACGCTTTTCCAGGATCAACACCAAGCCATCAATTTACATACGACAATTGGAATTATCATACATTTATAAGCAACTCATCTCTTCCTGGTTATCCAATGAAGGTAACTGTTAGAGAAGGAGTTCCAGAACTTGTTCAGGCCGGACTTCCAAAATATGATGAAAGCTATTCAAATAGAGATTCTGTAAATGTAACTAAAACATACGGCGAACAAATAGTTAATGCTGGAAGTTTTATTGTTGGTAAAAAATATGTAATTAAATTTGTAGGTACAACTGATTTTACATTAATAGGCGCACCATTTAATTCAGTTGGAGTTGAGTTTACTGCAACTGGAGTTGGGTCTGGAACTGGCAATGCTAAAAGAATATGGGACACAAGCTATTTATATAAACTTGTTTTTAAACGGCAGTATTATTCTGGGTCTGTAGAAATACAGTTTTTAGACGTAGGATCTCCAAGCTTTCCAATAGATGTTATTGGCGCATATGAAATAGGTTTGGTAAATGACACGCTTCTTTTGTATGCAACAAAAAGCCTTTTTCCTGCTGTTGGAAATCCGGCAAAAACTTATTGGGAAATATTTGAAAAGAAATATTGGAAATGGGATTCCGCAACAAGCACATATTTACAAATTTTTACAGAGGAAGATATTTACTCAAGAATAAGAAATTTAATAACTCTTGGATCAATAAAAACACTTGCAAACACGGCAGAAACAAACTGGGACGTTTCTTCTGATTTAAAAATAGACATTTACCGCACATTAAATAACGGAACATCTTATTTTTTAGTTGGGTCTATAGACAATGGAACAACTACTTTTAAAGATTATGTTCCAGACACAACATTTCCAATAAAAACATATTCTACAGGACAATTCCCTTCGACAGGAGAGTTCAATTACTTATATTTTAATAGCGATACAAAACAATACTATATCTGGTACAGAGACGTAAACGGAGCTGCTGATTATATATTATGGTCTAACGACTCACTAGACACACAAGAGCAGCTTTATACAAATGGTGGGGTTGTTTCTAACGATCCTCCGCCAAAATGTAGAAGTTTACACATAAGAAGCAATGTCGGATATTACGGCGGCCTTGTAGAAAACCCATACAGACTGTTGCAATCAATTCCTGGCGACATTGATTCTGTTCCTGAATCTTTTTATGTAGACGTTGATGATGACATTGTTGCTGTTTCGTCAACAAAGAATAATGTTGTAATTCTTTGTAAAAGAAATATTTACAGGGTAGACGGATTTTTTGATGAGCTTGGTCGTGGAGAAATGCTTGTAGAGCTTATTAGCGATACGGCTGGTTGTATTGGCGTTAATACCCCAGTTCAGGCTCTTGACGGCGTAATGTGGCTTGGTAAAGATGCGGCTTATTTTACAGATGGATTTAAGGTTATCAAATTAAACCAAGACTATGACAAGACGTACAAGACGTTTACAAGTGACGATTTAAAAAACGTCAAATATCAAGGAAAGTACGACAACAAGAAAAATCGTGTTTGGTGGGCCGTTCAAGATGAAGATGCCGGAGATGTAAACAAATGTTACGTCTTAGATCTCAACTGGGGAATAAGAGAAAACTCCACATTTACTACTGTGACCGGAGACAGTTTTGTCCCGTCTGCTATTGAGTTTATAAATGGCAACATGGTGCGATGTGATGTAAACGGATACGTCTTATCTCATCAAGACACGCTATTCACAGACCCGAAAATTGCTAGTGCTGCGTCTGTTCTTGACTGGAGAGATGAAGTTATTGTTTATAAATTAGAAACATCGGCTTACAACTTTGGTACGTCGGCGGTCAGAAAATATGTCACACAAGCTAATGTTACTTGTGAATCAACGACAAACCTGTCTCTAAGAATTGTGAGCAATAATGACGACAATCGCATCATAGCCGACCTTTTGCCCATTAGATCGCGTGGCAATATTTTGTGGGGTGAGCCAGATGTTTACTGGGGTGACTATACCCTAGACTGGAATAAACAAGGGCTTATCCATGAAAAGCGTTTAATGCCAGCTAAAAGTCTTAGATGCAACTATAAAAGTCTTAAATTTACTAACGCACACGTTGCAATTGTATCAAGCGATATAATTGGTAATGCAAATGTTAATGCCACATTAAAACAAGCAACTTTAAATGTTTCTAATAGTAAATGGCTTACAAAATCTATTGGTTATTTTATAGCTTTTGAAGATGATTTTACTAAAGAATATGAGATCACTGGCCTCAGCATGGATGAGAAAATAATTACCTATTCAGACCCGCTAGGAACGTCTTTAAGCGGCTCAAACAAGCAGTGGGTTATCAGAGGCCGCCCTCTTGGGGAAGTCCTTAATTTGCTTAATTTGTCCATTATTTACGATATTGCTGGCCCAAGCCAAGGAGCTTACAAAGTGTCTAATAGTGGAGAGGCGGGAACCAACCAATGACCTTTCCAAGACTGCTGAGGCAAGAAATTAAAGACGAATACGTCCAAGAGAACTTTAAAAGGCTCATGGACTATGGAAATGCCAACCCATTAGATAGGGCAAGCTTTCAGTTTTTTTCAATCAATATTCCTAGTGCGGTTACTAATTTTAAGTTTAGACATGGCTTAGGTTTTACTCCTCTTGATGTTATAATTATGCACAATAGTAATAATGCGGCAATTACATTAAACTATTCTAAATTCGATTCTAACAATCTGGATATTACGTCATCTGGCGCAACACTGCTTCGCTGTTTGGTCGGGAGATATACATGAGATACTGGACCTGGAACGAAATCAAATCAAAGGTGCTGCGCGACCTTGATCTTGAAGGTGAGACATTTATTAACGAAGCAGAGCTTCTTGGTTATGCCAATGAGGCTATTGATGAAGTAGAACGCCAGATCCTTACTCTTTGTGAAGATTATTTCTTGGCTAGAGGCCAGATCACTCTTGTTCCTGGGCAAGAAGAATATGAAATACCAGACAACATCTACGGCATGAAGATCCGTCAGATTATTTACAGATCCGGCACACAAGTCTGGAAGCTTAAGCGTCTTCGCAACTGGCACAAGATCGCCATTTATGAGACTGAAAAGACTATCAACAACGGCACACAGCAATATGGTTTCTTTATCTTAAACTCTGCTGAAGGTGAAAAGCCAAAGCTTCTATTAACTCCTACGCCTACTGAGGCCGGATCTTTCTTGTATATTTGGTACATTCGTAACGCTAACGAATTGACAGACAATGCTTCTAAATGTGATATTCCTGAAGCAGTCAATTACGTCATGTCTTATATGAAAATGAAGTGTCTTGAAAAAGAGCTTCATCCAAATCTGCCTAAAGCTATTCAAGATGTTGAACAGCAAAAGGCAGATACGCTTAAAACGTTGTCTGATATGTATGCAGACAACGAAGACACGATTGAACCAGACTATAGACTTTACGCAGAAATGACTGGGGGAGAAGTGTAATGCCAACTTCATTAGACTTAAAAAGACAGCAAGAGCAAGGAAGATATCAAACAAAATTGCCCACAAAAACTCCAGAAGAACTTCGCCAGGAAGCTTTATATAGGGCAGAAACAAAGCGTCTAGCTCAAGAAGCTGAAATGCCTCAACTTGCAGATTATGCTGGAATTAGTACGTTGGCCGACAAGGGACAACTAACAGCCAGAACGCTTAGTGGTGAAGATATTACTAAGCAGATGGAGCAATCTCCTTGGTATCGTATGGCTGGTGAGAAGCAAGGCGCAGAGCAAGCTAGACTTATGGATCAAGCTGCTAGACAGCAAGCTGGCGCTATGGCCGGAGCAAGATCACAATTGGCAATGCGCGGAGGGCTTGGTGGAGGTGCGGCTGAAAGAATGGCTGGTGCCGGAGCTGAAAACCTCACAAACCTTATGCAACAACAACGTCAAGCCGGTGCGGTTGAACGTGGCCAACTTGGTATGCAAGGAGCAGACCTTGCTTCTAGGCTTGGTCAATTTAACATTGGACAACAAACCCAAACAGATACAACAAACCTTCAAACAAGACTTATGGATTTAGCTGCTCAAGAAAATAGAAAGTTGCAGCAATACGGCGAAAAAATGAAGGGTTATGCTGCTGAAAGAACGTCCGAAGGAATTGGTAGTGGTGGTGGTAAAAAGTAATGGAGTTATCGGTAATCAAATGTTCGCCAGATAAATGGGCACACTATTCAAAGGATGCTCATAAAGCTGTATTTGGTGAAATTAGAGAGCCTGAGCTTGATAGAATAAGCTATGCCATGCTTATTCATAATCAAGAAAAACCCATCGCATTTACCACCTGCCGCGAACTAGATAGTGAAAGTCTTTATTTACAATACGGTGGGTGCTTTAGCGGAAATGTAGGAATACCATCTATTAGAGCTTTTGAGGCTGTTTTAAGAGAATCTAAAGGAAAATATAAAAGAATCTCTGCATTAGTTAAAAACGATAATGTAAACTGTCTGCATATGTTTATGAAGTTTGGATTTAGAGCTATAGGCATAAGATATTTTAAAAACGAAATATTCTTGGAAATGTTTTTAGGAGAACAATAATGCCATTTAAAAGCAAAGCTCAAATGAGGTTTATGTATTCTCAGCATCCTAAGATTGCTGCTGAGTGGGAAAAAGAAACTAAGAACGAAAAAGATTTGCCAGAAAAGAAAAAAAGCCCATGGATGGACATGGGCAAGAAAGAAGGAGAATAAAATGGATCCGGTAACTATTGGTGTAATGGCTGGTTTAGGTTTGGCCAAGTCTGAGCTTGTAGATCGTCCAAGAGAAGAAGAGCAAAGAAGACGCGCCGCCATTACTGCAAGATGGTCTCCGTGGACTGGTATGGCACCAAATGCAATTCAAGAGGCAAACCCACTTGGTTCGGCAATGGAAGCCGGTTTAACCGGAGCGGCTCTTAGCCAACAACAACAAAAGCTTGATAATGAGGCTTTAAAAAACAAATCGCAGTTAAGCCTTGCTGGTGGATCAGGGCAAACTGTTCCTTGGCAAATGATGGAAACACAAAATCAAAGCGTTGATCCAATGTTACAAAGTAGAATGATGTACCGCCAATACCCATAATCGGAGCTTGATATGGCAAACCAACAAATCCCATCTTGGCTATTGATGAACAATCCAAATCAGCCTACACAGCCTTTAAGACTTAATGGGCCAATAAACATATCTTTAGATAGCCCAAATCCAGGCATGAGTCTTGAAGATGCAAATTCTATCGTTGCTCAACAAAGCCAAGCTGCAAACATGGGACTTGCTCCAATGTCTCAGGCTCCTATGCCTAGATTTACATCTGAAAGAACTCCGCAAGAAGATGAACTAATTAAACAAATATCCGAAAGTTATGGCCAACAACAGGCATTACAAAATGAAGCCATTAAAAGCGCAGAAGAACAACTTGCAGCAGCAAGATCTCAGCCACAGCAAATGGATTTAAGCCCATTAATTGCATTGTCTGAAAGTTGGTCCGGAAAACCTTCTAGGCTTTTACAAACATATCAAAGACCACAAGATCAAAGCAAAACTGTTCAAGCACTGCAAGAAGCTGTTCTTAAAGCCCGTGGCGGTGCTGCTGAACTCTCAAGAATGAGAGCTAAAGACGTACAGCAACTTTCTCAGCAAGAGCGTCAGATGAGGGTAAACGAAGATCTTAAACGAATGTCGATTGAAGCCATGATGGCCGGAAGAGACAAAAAAGTTGATGATAAAACTTATGAACGCGAACTTGCGCTAATTGATAAAATATCTAAATCAAAAGATGCAGAAGTTGTTTCTGGTACAGCAAAAATGAACAACGCTTTAGATAATTATATGGCAACAATTCAAAAACATCGCAACAATCTTAACAGCGCAAAAGCTGTTCAAGACATTGGACAAGCTTATCAAGCAACAATCGTTGCGTTTAAAGACGCAGAAACTCTTGGTGCTTTGAGCGGCCCTGATATGGGATTGGCCACAACCACATTGCCAGACGTTGGATCATACTCTGCCATTGTGAAAAGAGGCGTAGGATTTACACCTGATTTAAATACAACTTTAAATGTTATTAAAGATATTAAGGGCAGATATCAAAACCGTGGCCAACAGGCCATGAAAAACCTTGAGGCTGGATATGGAAAATTTGGAGGACAAGAAGTTTTAAAACAACTTCGATCTAATCTTGAGGGCGGAGGCCAGCAAGCTCCTGATAGACAGCAGCAATTGATGCAAGAAATGCAAAGAAGAAAACAACAAGGAGGCTCTTAATGAAGCGTCCTGAAGAAATGACCGACGCCGAACTTAGTGCTGAGTTAGCGTCTTACAATCAAAGTAGTCAGCCAACACAGGCTGGTATAAATATGTCTGCAATGAAGGATCCGTCTCAAATGACGGATGCTGAAATACAGGCCGAACTTTCTCAATTTGGAGCAAGCCCTCAGCAAGAATCAATAGAAGTAGAAGACGTGGCTGCCGACATTCCGTGGCAGGATCGTCTTGCTGTTAAAAACCTTGGCGGATCTCTTGAAGATCAGCTTTTTTATTTGCAGAAAAACAACCCAAACCTTGATATCAGGGCCTACGATGGTGAGATTGTCGCCAAAACTCCTGGCGAAACAAAATTTAAAAGACTTGATCCAACATTTAGTGCAAGCCCTGCTGAAGCAATTCAAGACATTACTGACATTGGTTACGACGTTGCGTCTGGTGTACTTACAGGTGCTGCCGGAGCTGCCGGAGCAGTACCAGGGGCTTTAGGTGGATTTGGTGTTGGCGGCCTTGGCACAGCTATGGCGGCTAGTGGCGCGGCCAGTGCTGGATTAGAAAGCCTTAGACAGGCTCTTGGCGTTGCTGGCGGTGTTCGTAAAGATATCTCTGGCGGTGAAATTGCCACGTCTGGACTTCTTGGCGGATTGACAACGGGCATATTTGGAGGCGGAGCTTCTAAAAGCCTGATAGAAAAAGCAACGTCTAAGCCAGAAATTGTGGCGAAACAGCTTAAAAAAATCATGGATGTTGTTCCTGAAAATATGCAAGTAGACGCACAAAAAGCTTTTGCCAGCAAGATTATTGAAGATAGCCAAAAAGGATTGATATCAAGAAAGCTTGGATCAAAGGCTTTATCTCTTGTTTCTGGTGTTGATGAACAAGCTGTTAAAAAGGCTAATGATTATGTTTCTCCAGAACTTGTTGCAAGTTTTGAAGGTGTTCTTGATCCTGCAAAAAAATACACGTTCATGGAAGCTAACGATATTTTAGAAAGAGAGGGAGCGGGAGAAATTGGCGCAAAAGCCATAGAAACATTTGTTACAGCCGCCAATGATTACAAAAATGTTTTGCAAGGAAAAATAGGAACAATTGTAGAGCAGATTGCCGAACCTGTTGACGCTAACAGATTTAGAAAGCCTCTTGAAGACTACATTGAGTCTCTTGTTAATCAAATGAAGACTGAGCCAGGCGGTGGTCTTAAAGCTACAAAAGAACTTCTTGATGAAGCAAGAAAAGCTGCCGACTTGTTTGGTGTTATTGAAAAGCCACAAGAAGGAATCATGGCTGGAGCCGAAGAGCTTCGTCGCGGCCTTCGTTCTGGTGAATCTTTAAACATTAGCGCAAAAAGCTTTTATGACCTAAAAAATAGCATAAGTGACCGTCTTGATTTTAATGCGTCACAAGTAGCTCTTGATGGTAAGCCAATAAAATCAAAACGTGTTAAAGAAATACTATCGACTATAAACAAAGATATGGGCACAGAGCTTGATAATCTGATGAAACCATATACAAACAATCAAAACATTCGCCAAGATTACGCAAAGCTAAAAAACTTCCAGAGGGTTTTAGCGCCTAAGTTCAAAAACGAAGAAACAGCTTTAAAAACACTTAGCAATTCAAAAACAATGTCAAATAAAGTCGTTCGTCAAAACATTGAAGAATTTTCAAATGACATTGTTAAAAGCCCAGTATTGCTTGACTTGGCAGATCTTGCGAATGTCAACAAGGTTTTTGGAGAGCCATCTTTGGAAGCTGTAAGTTCTGGCGGAGCTACAAGTACAGGAAAGTTTTTAAGAGGCGGAACAATCGGTGCTGGGGTTGGGTATCTTGGCGGGCTTGCTACAGGAATACCAGGGGCGGCCAATACTGGAGCGATAATTGGCGGAACAATTGGAAGTCTTGCGACAAGCCCTGCTTCTATAAAGCAAGTTCTTAACGCTCAAGCTGGTGTTAAGTCGTTGTTTAAAAACAAAAGCACTGGTCAAATTCAGTCTATTATTCAACAATTAAATGATCAGTACGCAGATGAATCAGTTAAAAAAGCACAAGAATATTTAACACCACAAGCAATACCACAATCAGTTTGGCAAATGATGGGAGGCGAACGATGAAGATGGACATGAGCGCAAAGCCTGAAGGCGAAGAAATGCCTAAGACCGACGAAGGCATTTACGATCAAGAGCAGATGGAAGAGATGCTTGAAAGCTATATGGAAGCTAAAAAGATCGAAGCAGATCCAAAGCTGTTTGCTATGGTAAAAGACTACGCCATGAGCAAAAACAAAATGGTTGAAGAACTGTTTAAACAAGAAAACAAAGCTACCGCACCTAAGTCTTTGAAAGACCTTAAAAGCAAGTACAACGAAAAGGTCATGAAGGGCATGGAATCTGAGGGTGAGGATTAATGGCTGAGGTCAAACAGGTAAGAATTGATGAGATAAAACTCATCAAAATAGACGAACCTGCTGCTAATATTAGATATATTGGCAGGTCTAGTTCTATGCGCGGTACAGAAGATCAGCCTATTTGGCAGATCATGCGTCAGTACCGAAATGGCGACATTATCACTTCAAACTACGCCATCATGGGCGAATACAAGTGTAAATGGACTGAGCGCGAATCTTACTTCACACCGCCCGCTATTCCTGATGATGATAATCCTTTAGACGGCAATATTGCGGTGACGGGCACATTTACACCGTCTGGCCTTCGCATTGCTGGACGTGTAACTGAAGTTTTGTTAAGCACAACAGAATGGACGGCTTTACCTCCTGGCGGGCCATTAAATGATCGTAACGCCATCAATATTCAGAACTATTCTGGAGATGAAATTAGGCTTAACTACAGCAACACTATTCCTGGCTTTACTGGAATTATACTTAATGACCAAAGTGAAAGAGCAATCGACGTGAAGGACACGATTCAAATCTATGCCAAGGCCCGTATCGGAGGCAGCATAATCATTGTGGATGAGATAAGTTAATGAGCTTTGTAGTACCAGTATTAGCGGGATCTGATTGGCATTGTGGGTGGTCCACGATACCTCAAAGAACCATTGTTCGTGTGGTACAATACAGGATCTCTGTGACGTTTGGCCCTTTAAATTTAGACGGTACATTGCTTCTTGAGGGCACTTTAATACTAGAGGCTTGATATGTCAG